GTTTCACGGGGTTCGGTTCCATCACAGGGACCCTATTCCGTCTATACGGGCGTGCTACGAGAATGGCCTCGGAAAAGGAGGCGCTCTTGGTGAACTCATTTGTGGGTTCGATCAGGACCACTCATATCTCGTGGAACCCGACAGTCTCGTTGCCATGTTGGAACGGAAGCCAGGTCAAGTTGGTGAGCTGAGATTCATCGATATGAAGATGAGAGTCGCGGACTTTCAGAATTATGTCGACGGGATCTGGCAGGGCCGACTTCCTGAGGCACTCGACGCGAAACCTGTCCCGATCTGTGAACCCCTCAAGGTTCGGATCATTACGAAGGGACGCGCAGCCGAGTACTATAGGTGCATTGAGCTTCAGAAGCTGATGCACGGAGCTATGCGGAAACATCCAGTGTTCCAGTGTATTGGCCACCCCATCGACGAGGTGGACTGGTCCAATACATTCAAGAGTCAGGCGGACCTTCGCCCAGACGAATTCTTCGTTTCGGGTGACTATAAGGCAGCCACAGATAACCTTCGCCCTGAGCTATCCGAATTTGCTTGGCAGTGCATCGCCGAGTATGTTCGGGTAGGTTGGGGTGCAGGGAAACATCTGAACGAGACTCCCTATTATGGACTTGGACTGAAGGCCCTTACGAGGCATAGGCTCCATTACGAGACCGTTCCAACAGAGGTAGAACAATCTTGGGGACAGTTGATGGGATCCCCGATGTCGTTCCCAATACTTTGTATTGTGAATGCGGCCGCAACCCTGGCGGCGCTAGAGGCCCGTTTCACCGAAGATCTTCAGATCCGGGTGAATGGGGACGACATTGCGTTCATTGCGAACCCGACGACTTACGAGCGCTGGAAGCGCGTGACACATGATTGTGGTCTGGACTTCTCCGTTGGGAAGAATTACACTTCCCGGAAGTTCGTGATCATGAACAGCGAACTGAGACGTTCGCCAGATGTGCGTCGGTGGGATTGGGTGCAGCAGGAGGAGCCCATACTACACCTGTGTCAGGATGACACGGTGATCGAGCTCCCGGTACTTCGGAAAGTACCCGAGCCTTGGAAGTTTGAGGGTTTTGTGAACCAGTGTCTCCTCTACAATAAAGTAAAGAAGGGACAAGATGCTGGGAAGGACAAAGACACTTACTGGACAGATCTGTCCAGCATCTCGAGCGAGATGTTGCGAGGTATCCCTCGTAAGAATCAGTGGAAATTGTACGGTCTGTTCTTTAAGACCTACGACCAACAGATTCGCGAGGCTCCGAATACCTGCAATAAGTGGTTCCCCAAGTGTTTGGGGGGGATGGGTTTAACGCACCCTAAGGAAGGCGCAG